GTTGCCACGAATTTTCCTGTCGTTAATGACCTGCCCCCTGAAGGTGAGATCGATTTTACCTGGAGTGACCGCTATCAACTCAGCAAAGACTCCATGACCTGGGAACTAAAACCGGGAGCAGCGCCAGACGACGTTCACCACCAGGATAATGCTCAGGAAACCAAAGAACTGGCGGGAGGCCTGGAAGAAAACGCGCAGGCAGACGCCCACGGGGATTGCCAGGATTGCGAAGTCTCTGTAGCCACTTTGCGGTTCACACAGCGTCTTCTGCACATTTTTACGTATGCGGCCGGGGATCGGAAATACCTGCATCATGCCACCCGTGAACAACGCAAACACATTACTGCTCTTGAGATGGATCAGGAAAACAGCTATGTCCAGAATCTGCTGTTGGCCATACGCGGCATGGCAGAACCGACAACTCTGGATAATGCCGCCCTGCTCCGCCTGACTGATGCAATTAAGGCAGTTTTCTCTATCACGAAAAAACATCAGCCCTATGAATTTAAGAATTTCATTTCAGCCTGGCTGGACACCGAACACATTGATCGCGGTCTTCTAACAAAAGAATGGCGAAAAGGGAATCGTGTTTCACGCATCACTCGCACAGATTCCGGTGCTAATGCAGGCGGCGGGAACCTTACCGATCGCGGCGAAGGTTTCGTTCATGATCAGGCGTCGCTGGCCCGCGACGTAGCCACTGGCATTCTGGCCCGTTCAATGGACGTGGACATCTATAACCTTCATCCGGCACACGCTAAACGCATTGAGGAAATTATCGCTGAAAATAAACCGCCCTTTTCTGTTTTCCGCGACAAATTCATCACCATGCCTGGCGGGCTGGATTATTCCCGCGCCATCGTGGTTGCGTCCGTGAAAGAAGCACCAATTGGGATCGAGGTCATCCCCGCGCACGTCACTGAATATCTGAACAAAGTACTGACTGAAACTGATCATGCCAACCCTGATCCAGAAATCGTGGATATTGCCTGCGGTCGTTCCTCTGCCCCGATGCCGCAGCGTGTAACAGAAGAAGAAAAACAGGATGATGAAGAAAAACTGCAACCATCTTGCGCAATGGCAGATGAACAGGCAACGGCTGAAACAGTGGAACCGGATGCAACTGAACATCATCAGGACACGCAGCCGCTGGATGCTCAGTCACAGGTAAATTCTGTTGATGAAAAATATCAGAAACTGCGGGCAGAACTCCATGAAGCCCGGAAAAACATTCCGCCCAAAAATCCTGTCGATACAGACAAATTACTGGCTGCCTCTCGCGGAGAATTTGTTGA